TAAGATCAGTGCCGTTTTTTAGTAAATCGGGTGGGCTAAATACTGCTAATACAAGATTAGATTTTAAAGCTGATCCTGATGCTGTTGTGGCAAGTTTTACATTAGCCAATGGTTCACAATTAGGATCAACTGAAGGAGATACTTTATTTTTCTTTTAAGGAATTAATATGACAGCAAAAACACCAATACGAACAGTCTTTAATGAAAGTAATGTTGCTACAGGTTTAGCAGAATATCAAACAGGTGAATTTATACCTGTAGAACACGGTGGTACAGGTGCTGTAACTCATACGGCAAATTCAATTCTTTTAGGTAATACTACAAGTGCTATACAATCTTCAGCAATACAAATTATAGGAACAACTTTATCATCATCTGATTCTACATCAATTCAAATAAACGAAGGATTAGATGTATCAGGTTCTCTTACAGTTTCAGGCACTATAACAGGTACTATTTCAGGTAACGTTACAGGAACAACCACTGCTGGTAATATTCAAATTGGTGTTACTGGCAACAATGAAATAGACACATCATCAGGAAATTTAACTATTGACTCTGCTGGCGGAACAGTAACAGTAGATGATAACTTAACAGTATCAGGTAATACTACAATCACAGGAGATTTAACTGTCAATGGTACAACAACAACTGTTAATTCAACTACAATTGAAATAACAAATTCATTTACATTTGAAGGTTCAACTGCTGATGCTAATGAAACAGTTTTAGGTGTTGTTGATCCTACATCAGATAGAACAATTAATTTACCAGATGCTTCAGGTACAATAGTATTACAAGATACTACAGATACACTTACAAACAAAACTATTAATAGTGCTTCTAACACAATTACAATCACAGAATCAAATATATCAGACTTACAATCTTATATTTTAGCTGATAGTACAGATACACTTACAAATAAAACAATTAGTGGAGCTTCAAACACACTTACAAATATAGGAAATAGTTCTTTAACAAATTCAAGTGTAACTGTTGGTTCTACATCTATAGATTTAGGTGCTACTGCTACGACAATTGCTGGGTTGACAAGTTTGACATCATCTACATTAACAGACGGAACAATATCAATTAATAGTGGTTCTATATCAAGTGCTGTAAACGGTACTTTTTCCGGAACAGTAGATGCTGGTACTTTAACTGAAAATAGTGTTTCTGTAGCTACACGACCATTTGCTATTGCCCAAGCCGTTGCTCTTGGTTAGTATTATAAATATTGTTGAAAACAAAGGAAAAAGAGAATGGCAGAGCCAAGCACAAGAGAAACATTAAAACAATATGCTTTAAGAGCATTAGGTAAGCCTGTTATTGAAATTAATGTTGATGATGACCAACTTGAAGATAGAATAGACGAGGCATTACAATATTTTGCTCAATATCACTATGACGGTATTGTTAGAGCATATTTAAAATATAAACTAACGGCTGCTGATAAGACTCGTTTATCTACCATTAATGGTTCAACTGAAACGGCAACTCAAAGCGGTGTATCTACAACTTGGTATGAAGATAACAATTACTTGGTTACTCCAAGTTCTATTATTTCAGTAATTAATATATTTCCATTTTCAGATAAAGGTAATTTAAATCTATTTGACGTTAGATACCAACTACGTTTAAATGACCTTTACGATTTTTCATCAACGTCTGTAGTCAATTATGACATTGTGTTAAGACATTTAGATTTCTTAGATCATATCTTAGTAGGTGAAAAACCATTAAGATTTAATCAACATCAAAATAGATTATACATTGATATGGATTGGACAAACGATTTAGATACAAATGAATACTTAGTTATAGAATGCTATCGTAAATTAGATCCTGCTTCATATACAGACGTATGGAATGATATTTACTTAAAAAGATATACCACTGCTTTGTTTAAAAAACAGTGGGGTACCAACTTATCAAAATTTAACGGTGTTGCTATGGTTGGTGGTGTGACACTAAATGGCGGACAAATATATTCTGAAGCTTTACAAGATATTGAAAAACTAGAACAAGAAATTAGAAGTTCATTTGAATTAAATCCTGCTATGATGATAGGATAATGATATGGCTGTCAATCATTACTTTCAAAATGGTAACGGCATTGGTAATACGGCCGAAAAAAGATTACACGAAGATTTAATTATCGAAGGATTAAAGATATACGGATTTGACGTATATTATCTTCCACGAACATTAGTTAATAGAGATTTAATACTAGGTGAAGATACACTTAGTAAATTTGATGATTCATACTTATTAGAAATGTATATGGAGACCACTGAAGGATTTGCTGGTCAACAAGAATTAATTAATAAGTTTGGTTTAGAAATAAGAGAAGACACAACATTTACAGTTGCGAAAAGAAGATTTGATGAAAAAGTTGATTCTTTACACAACTTAATTGTTGACGGTAGACCAAACGAAGGCGACATCATTTATATGCCTTTGATGAATAGTTTTTTTGAAATTCAGTTTGTCGAAGATCAGGAACCATTCTTTCAATTAGGTCAACTGCCAGTTTACAAATTAAGAGTAACACGTTGGGAATACAGTTCAGAAAGATTAGATACAGGTATTACTGACATTGATGCTGCTGAAGACAAATATACTTTAGATCAATTAGCACACCAAGTATCTTTAGAAGCTGAAACAGGTTCGATTGTTTTAGAAAACGACAGTGCTAGTGGCGAAACAAACTATATGTTATTAGAAACTTACGATATACAAACACAGGCAAATACCTATGCCGATAATAATGACTTAGATAGTGAAGCTGGCTTTGATACTGCTAGTGTGGCAGATGACATATTAGACTTTACGGAACGTAACCCATTTGGAGATGTAGATTTTTAATGTTTGGAAATTATTTTTATAACGAAAGTATGAGAAGAATGACCATCGCTTTTGGTCAAATCTTTAATAACATACAAATTAAAAGAAAAGACTCAAGTGATAATGTGATACAGTCTATTCGTGTTCCGTTGGCATATGCGCCAAAAGAAAAGTTTTTAGTTAGACTTGACCAACAGGCAAGTTTAGAAAATAGAGAATTTGCGATTACGTTGCCTCGTATGGGTTTTGAAATTACAGGTATTTCATATGACGGTTCACGTAAGTTAACAAGAATACAAAAATATAAAACAGTGAAAACAGGTGCTGAAGGCAAAGTATTAAACTATAATTACACACCGGTGCCATATAATATCTCTTATGGTTTATATGTGTTTACGGCTACTGCTGAAAGTGGTTTACAAATTATAGAACAAATATTACCTTATTTTCAACCTGATTATACTGTAACGGTCAACGCAATTCCAGAAATGAATATTAAAAGAGATGTACCAATTATATTAAATGGTGTACAATATGAAGATAGTTATAGTGGTGATTTTACACAAAGACGTGCTGTTATCTATTCTTTGACATTTACTGCTAAAACATACTTATTTGGACCTACATCTACACAAAAAGTTATTAAAGAAACACAGGCAGATATATATACAGATACGCCTGATGCTACAAGAGAAGAAAGAGTTATTGTGGTGCCAGACCCTACAAGTGCTGATGCTGATGATGACTTTGGTTTTACAACAACAATTCAGACGTTTGCTGACAGTAAAAATTATAATCCTACGACAGATTCGGATGAATAAATAATATAAATAGTAAGAGGAATTACAATGGCATTAAATAAAGTAGTAGAAAAATCAATTGCTGATGACGCTGTAACATCATCTAAAATAGCTGATGGAACAGTTGTAGCAGCTGATATAAATGATGGAACAGTAACCACAGTAAAGATTGCTGATAGCAATATTACAACAGCAAAGATTGCTGATAGCAATATTACAACAGCAAAACTTGCTAATAGTTCTGTTACCTCATCAAAAATAGACGGATCAGTTGCTTCAACTGGTAAAGCTATTGCTATGAGTATTGTTTTTGGATAATAAATAATAAAAAGGATAAAAAATGGCTAACCCAAATATAGTAAATGTTACAAGTATATTAGGAAAAACAGATACATTTGCTCTAACCACATCTACAGGAATTACACTTGTAAGAAACGATGGAGACACAGGAAAAATTTATAAAATTAATTCAATTGTTGTGACTAACATTGATGGCTCTAGTGCTGCTAATTTAACAATGTCACACGTTGATGAAGCTAGTACATCAACTGCTATAGCTTCAACAATTTCTGTTCCTGCTGATTCATCACTTGTATTAATAGATAAAAATTCATCTTTCTATTTGGAAGAAGGACACGAAATACAAGGTGGAGCTAGTGCGAATGGCGATTTAGTTTGCTTAATATCTTACGAAATTATTTCTTAAAGAAGGAATTAAATAAATGGCACACTTTGCTGAAATAAAAAGTTCAGATAACTTAGTATTAAGAGTTAACGTAAAAAAAGATTCAGATGTAGAATCTAATGGTGGAGAATATACCACAGAGGTAGAACAATGGGTAGCCAACAATACACCTCAGTGTCCTATAATCAAAGCTGAACAAGGCGGTACATATCCTGAAACTTTTTGGAAACAATGCTCTTATAATACAAGATTAGGTGTACATACATTAGACGGCACACCAAAAAGATTTAATTATCCTTCACCTGGTAGTTATTGGAAAAATGATGTAGAAGGATTTACAACTATAAAACATTTTGACAGTTGGGTACTAGACAATAGTACATTAGAATATAAAGCTCCTGTAGATCGTCCTACAGATGAACAAAGAAAACAAAATCCTAGTGATGAAAATACTTGGTATGAAATTACAAGTTGGGATGAAGAAAATCAATATTGGACAGGAACAGGTACAGATGGAAACAATTACTCGTGGAACGGTACAACGTGGACACAGATTGTTTAATAAATATGTTAGAGGAGAATAGTTTATGCCAAGAATAGGAAATGGTGGAGTTATCGGTGTTGCTGTGTCACCTACAGCAAATTCAAGTGGTACTACATCTACACAAAATACAAATTACACAGGTGACGGTACTTTTACTGCTCAAACAGGACAAACTTCTATCAACGTACTTCTAATTGCTGGAGGTGGAGGTGGTAATCCTGCTTCTGGTGGCGGCGGTGGCGGTTCTCGTTCTGTGACAAGTATTCCTATTGCTCCTGGCGGTTCTTATAGTGTTACTGTAGGTGCTGGCGGTTCTCCAAATGGTCCAGGTAGTCCTTCAACATTTGTATTAAATCCTGGCACAACATATGCTTCAACAGGCGGTGGTGGCGGACAGTTTTCAGGTGCCCCAGGAGGAGCAGGTGGTGCTGGTCAACACGGAAGTCCTGGTGGAACAGGAAATGCTGGTGGATATTCTCCACCCGAAGGTGCGAATGGCGGTTCAGGTGGTCTTCATCCAGGCGCTCGTCAATCAGGCGGCGGTGGTGGCGGAGGCGGTTCTTCAGGAGGCGGTGGTGGTAATGCTTCAGGAGGAAATGGTGCTCCAGGAGGTGCTGGAACTAACTGGAATCCTGCTTATCCAGGTGCTCCAAATTCAGGTGTTTACGCCGGTGGTGGCGGAGGCGGTGGAGGTGGTAACTCTCCTACTTCAGGCGGATCAGGTGGATCTGGTGGTGGACAACCAGGCGCCGGACAAGGTGGTAGTGGAGGATCTGCTGGTTCAAATACCGGCGGTGGCGGTGGTGGTGGTCCAGGAAACAGTGGTGGATCAGGTGGTTCAGGTATTGTGATTGTGAGAGAAGTATCTACACCTTTTGCTATACCAGGTTCTGCTCCAGGTGTATGGACAACAAATGATGTTTACGAACAAGTAAAAGCTGGTAATTGGCCAGAGCCTATATAATAGATTTTTAAATCTTTTATATATACATTATTAGAAAGTGAATTGAGATGAACATTATAGGATTATTTCCGGAGCCAATATATAAAGAAAATCATAATTTTAAAACGTCTATATTAGATGATATAAAAACTATTGAGTTCAATAAAAATCATCAAAATCAAATTAGCGAAAATAAAAATATATTAGACAATTATACAGATTTAAAAGTTTCTTTACAAAAAATTTCTCAAAACTTTTTTAACGAAATTTATAAACCATCAAAGGTTATAGAGTTATACATTACTCAGTCTTGGTTAAATTTAACTAAAGAAAATGAAAATCATCATTTACATTCACATAAAAATAGTATAATCAGTGGTGTATATTATATAAATGCTAATAATAATTTAGATAATATCAAGTTTTTAAATGATAGAGATTTTAGACAAATTTATGTCGATAGTGATGAATTTGGAACATTTAATTCGCAATCGTGGTCTTTTCCAATAGGTACAGGTGACTTGGTTTTATTTCCTTCTTATTTAAGTCATCAAGTAGATAATAAAAAAGGTGATAATTTAAGAGTTAGTTTGGCATTTAATACATTTATTAGAGGTGATTTAGGTAGAGATGATGAGGTAAATAGATTAATATTATGATGAATATAAAAGATTTTATCAAAATATATCCAGTTATTAATAAAGGCAGATGTAAAGAAATTGTCGAATATTTAGATATGTCTAATAATTGGGAATCACACAGTTGGTATGATGCCAATACAAAAGAAAATATAACACACGATACAAAAGAATTAGAAGTAAATTGGAGTGTACCATCTTTAACAAATGAATTACATTCTTATATTAATCAAGCAATACAAATGTATTCAGAACGATTTAATTTAAAAGATGAATTAACACGTTTTAATCCAGTTCGTTGGAATAGATACAAAACTGGAACATTAATGAGACCTCATTTAGATCATATTAGAGATATATTTGATGGTACAGCAAAAGGTATACCTTTAGTAACTATATTAGGTTTATTAAATGATGATTTTGAAGGAGGTAATTTTTTGATAAACGGAGAAAAATTAAATTTTAAAACAGGAGATATAATGATATTTCCAGCTAACTTTATGTATCCACACGAAGTAACAGAAATTACAAATGGTGTAAGACAATCTTTTGTAAGTTGGGGTTGGTAATGAACATATATCAAATAGATAATATATTAACACAAGAATCTGCTGATTACATAGAAAAATTACATCTTACAAATGAAATGCCTTGGTTCTTTTTATCAAAAACTTGTGATGATGACACAATACTTGATTCAAATGTAATAGATACTAATATGTTTTTTCACTCTCAGAAATCGGTTGATTCTGATATGGTTTCAGATTATTATAATGATGTTATTGGTATTATAGATGAAGTATCAAAATTAACAAATAAAAAATTTGGACGTGTAAAAAGAATTAAATCAAACTTAACCTATCCTTGGCCTGGCTACACAAAAAATAATTATGGTCCATTACATAGAGATTACACTGACGATCATTGGTCTTTTTTATATTATGTAAATGACTCAGATGGTGATACAAGATTTTTTGATGATAAGAAAAATGTGGCACATAAAGCAACTCCAAAAAAGAACACAGGTATTCTTTTTCAATCTGATATATGGCACGCTGCCTCTAGTCCGATTGAGTTTGAAACAAGAGCAGTTATAAACTTTATTATAGAAAAAAATGAGTAATTATACTTTTGAAAAAAATCTTTTAGATATTAAAGATAGTATAGATTTTAATTTTATAGCTGATTTAGTATCAAATAATCACTTTGAGCATATTATTACAGGACCTTATATGAAAGACTTTGTTTTAGATGCTACTTATTTAATAATGAATGTTCAGAAAGATTTAACTTTTAAAGATATATGGAAAATATTAGAAGAAAGATATAATACTAATAAAGTAAAATCTAATTTACATATTTTTTATTCTTTTATGAGTGGTGGTAAAAGTACATCACATATAGATGAAGAAACTGTTATCATAGTAGGAGCTTATGGTAAAACTATGTATCTAATAGATGATAAAGAATTTTTAGTTGAGCCCGGTGACGTATTAAAAATTAAAAAAGGCACAAGACATAAAGCCATTTCTTTAACTCCAAGAATTGTTTTGTCTTATGGATTATTTGAATGAACTTAGAACATTATTATTACGCATATCAAAGTGTTTTGCCTGAAAGATTTTGTAATCAGATTTTAGATTATGGCAATAGACATAAATCATCATTTGCTTGGACAGGAGAATGGAACAAAAAGATTAAAAATGGTTCTATGTCAGATAGTGATATTAAGATATTAGAAAAAAAAAGAAGATCAAATATTGTTTGGTTAGATGACCAATGGATTTATAAAGAAATAGCACCCATAGTTAGAGATGCTAATAAAAAAGCAGGTTGGAACTTCGACTACGATTTTGCTGAAAGAATACAGTTTACAAAATACGAAAGTACAATGAAAGGTCATTATGGTTGGCATTGTGACTCATTTAAAAAACCTTATGAAAATAAAGATGACCCTATGAGTTATGGTCGTATAAGAAAATTATCGGTAACAATATCATTGGTTGATGGTTCTGAATATGAAGGAGGAAATTTAGAATTTGATTTTAAAAATAATGATCCAGATAATGATTCTAATACAAAAAAATTGTGTACAGAAATTAGACCAAAAGGATCGGTTGTTGTATTTCCTAGTTTTGTTTGGCATAGAGTTACGCCAGTTACAAAAGGAACTCGTTATTCAATGGTAGTTTGGAATTTAGGCTACCCATATAAATAGGTATCGAAATGAGTTTTGAAAAAGATAATTTTGTAGTTATAAAAAATGCTTTAGATAAAAATACGGCAAACTTTTTATATGATTATTTCTTATTAAAAAGACAAGTTGTTCAAACTTATCAAAAATCACGTTACATCTCTCCATATACAAATGAATATGGTGTGTGGAATGATGGTCAAGTAGAAAACACATATTCAGTTTATGGTGATATTGCTTTTGAGGTCTTACTAGAACAAATTAAACCTAAAATGGAAGAAGCAACGAATATGAAACTGATTTCTAATTATACATACGGAAGATTATATAAAAAAGGTGATATATTAAAAAGACACAAAGATAGATTTAGTTGTGAAGTTTCTACAACCTTAAATTTAGGTGGTGATCCTTGGCCAATATTTGTTGAGCCAAGTGAAGAAGTGGATAAAAAAGGTATACAAATAGATTTAGATCCTGGCGATATGTTAGCATATCGAGGAAATATATGTGAACATTGGAGAGAAGAATTTACAGGTGATGTATGCGGTCAAGTTTTTTTACATTACAATAATAAAGAAACTCCTGATGCTGAAAAAAATAAATTTGATAGAAGACCACATTTAGGTTTGCCTGATTGGTTTAGATATGATGGTATTTAATGAAAACAGATAAAATTGTTATAGTAGGTGGTGGTAGTTCAGGATGGATGACTGCTGCTACTCTTATTAAATTATTTCCGAAAAAAGATATTACAGTCATAGAATCACCTAATATTTCTACAGTAGGTGTTGGCGAAAGTACATTAGGTTCTATCAATCAATGGTTAAAAATATTAGAGATTGAAGATAAAGACTTTATGCCCCATACAGATGCTTCATATAAAATGAGTATTCGTTTTGAAGATTTTTATGACATAGGAGATGGTGGTTTTCACTATCCTTTTGGTTCGCCTTGGGAAATAGATATGCCAATAGGAAAAGAATTGTGGTTCTACAAAAAAAGATTATTTAAAGATACACCCAATAGTAATTATGCTGACTTCATATACCCTCAAATGGCATTAGTAAATAAAAATAAGATTACAGAAAATTTAGAAGGTCAATTTTTAAACTTTAATTTTCAAAATGATGTGGCATATCACTTTGATGCTACTAAATTTGGCATTTGGTTGAGAGATCATTATTGTGTTCCTAGAGGAGTAAAACATATAAAGGAAGATATTATATCTGTAGAAAAAGATCAACAAGGTATTACTTCGTTGAATAATAAACATAAGGCTGATTTATATATTGATTGTACTGGATTTAAATCTTTATTATTAGAAAAAAATTTTGAAGTATCATTTAATGATTATACCGATTTGTTGCCTAATAATTCTGCTTGGGCAACACGAATACCATATAAAAACAAAGAAGTAGAATTACAACCATATACAAATTGTACTGCTATAGAAAATGGTTGGGTTTGGAATATACCTAGTTGGAAACGAATAGGCACAGGATACGTTTATTCAGACAAATATATTTCAGATGATGATGCCTTAGAACAATTTAAAAAATATTTAATTGTAAAAGATGTTGATGTTAAAAGTTTAGAGTTTAAAAATATTAAAATGAAAGTTGGAATACACGAAGAACTGTTCCATAAAAATGTTTGTGCTATAGGTTTATCAGCAGGATTTATAGAGCCCTTAGAATCTAATGGTCTTTTATCTGTACATAATTTTGCTTTAATGTTAGCAAAAGTTTTAAAAAGAAATACAGACATAACACAATTTGATAGAGATACTTTTAATACAACATCAATAAATTTTTTTAATTCTTTTACAGATTTTGTTGCTTGTCATTATGCTATGTCAAATAGAAATGATACTCCATATTGGCAAGATATTAGAAAAAGAAATTGGACAAAATTAGAAAAAAATGGTGATATAAGAAATAACATAGATGCTAAAATGTTAGATCATTTACATTTTAACTCTGCTTATGGTATACATTGTTTATCGACAGGAATGAATTATTACGGCATTGATGATTTTTATAAGTTAGACAATGAAGAACAAATCAAAAAAGATATTGCTTTTAGAAATAAGTTAGTCATAGATTGGAATAGAATGGCAGATAAATGTCCTAGTCTAAATCAGTATTTAAAAGAAAACATACATAATAAATAGTTTTATGAGTAAACTAGAAGATAAGGTAAATGAAATATTAGGTATTGATAAAAAAGAATCAACACCTGTAGAACAAAAGCAATTTAAAGCACCTGTTCCTAGAAAAGAAGATAAACAATCTGCTGACGTTGACAACGATTACAAATATAGTAGAGAAAATTACTATAACTTAATTGAACGTGGGCAAGAGGCAATCGAAGGCATATTAGATATTGCCAGAGAAGGACAACACCCACGTGCTTATGAAGTTGCTGGTCAATTAATTGGTCAAGTAGGACAAACTGTAGATAAGTTACAAGACTTACAAAAGAAACTCAAAGATTTAAAAGAGTTGCCTAAAACAGCAAATCAAAATATTAAAAATGCTCTGTTTGTCGGATCCACTGCCGAATTACAAAAGATGCTAAAAAAAGATGAAACTATTAAGAGCAAAAACATATCACCCGAACAAGACGATACTGAAGATAAGTGATTTAACTTACGTTAAACACGGTCTTGCTTTACTAGATATATTAGAAGGTAAAGAAATGATTGATCCAATACAAGTAGAAAAATGTTTTGTATCTGATACACCACGTATGGGTGCTACAGGCAATCCGTATATAGAAAAACATTATACCGTTTATAAAGGCAGTCAACGTATTACGGCTGCTTTAAAAATGGGATATACCCATATCGAAGGAGTAGTAATTAATGAGTGATGCTTATTTAGGAAATCCTAATCTTAAAAAGATTAATACTCCTGTTGAATATACAAAAGAACAGATAGAAGAATATCAAAAGTGTGCTGGCAATCCATTATACTTTATGGAAAAGTATATTCAAATTGTATCGTTAGATAAAGGTTTAGTGCCATTTAAGATGTATGACTTTCAAAAAAAGATAGTACAAACCATACACGATAATAGATTTACAATTTGTAAACTACCAAGACAATCAGGTAAATCAACTACAACGATTTCTTATTTACTACATTATGCTTTATTTAATCCTAATTCAAATATTGCTATTCTGGCGAACAAAAGTTCGACTGCCAGAGATATATTAGGTCGTTTACAATTAGCCTATGAAAACTTACCTAAGTGGTTACAACAAGGTGTGATTAACTGGAATAAAGGTTCTATTGAATTAGAAAACAAATCTCAAATTGTGGCTGCCGCTACATCATCAAGTGCTATTCGAGGCGGTTCATTTAATATTATCTTCCTTGACGAGTTTGCTTTCGTACCTGTTAATATTGCTGAAATGTTTTTTAGTTCAGTTTATCCTACAATCTCATCTGGTCAAAATACAAAAATGATTATTGTATCAACACCGTATGGTATGAATCATTATTACAAATTATGGACTGACGCTGAAAATGGGCAAAACGATTATGTGCCAATAGAAGTACATTGGAGTGAAGTGCCAGGTAGAGATGAAAAATGGAAAGAAGAAACAATACGTAACACATCAAAAGAACAATTCCAACAAGAGTTTGAATGTGACTTTTTAGGTTCTGTTGATACGTTAGTTTCACCATATAAAATTAAATCAACACCGTATGTTGATCCATTAGAAAGTCGTAACGGTTTAAAAATGTTTGAACGACCAGAAAAAGGTAAACTTTATGTGTGTACCGTTGATGTGGCACGTGGCACTAATAAAGACTATTCTGCCTTTGTTATCTTTGATGTTACACAAGTACCGTATCGTGTTGTGTGTACGTATAAAAACAATGAAGTTAAACCATTTGTTTTTCCTAACGTCATAGAACAGGCGTGTAAAGGTTATAACGGTGCTCACGTATTAGTCGAAGTCAATGATTTGGGTCAACAAGTATCAGATGCTTTACAATATGAAATAGAATACGACAATTTATTAATGACAACACAAAAAGGTCGTGCTGGTCAAATATTAGGTGCTATGTACAGTGGTCGTGGTAGTCAATTAGGTATTCGTATGACAAAACAGATTAAAAAGATAGGTTGTACTAATATAAAGACTTTAGTTGAAAATGATAAACTTGTTATAAATGACTTTTCCATTATAGAAGAAATGTCAACATTTAGTAAAAAAGGTCAATCTTGGCAAGCCGAAGAAGGTGCCAATGATGACTTAATGATGTGTTTAGTGATATTTGGTTGGATTTCGAATCAAACTTACTTTAAAGAATTGACAGATTCTAATATACGTAATCAAATGTACGTAGAACAACAAAATTTAATTGAACAAGATATGGCACCGTTTGGTTTTATGGACGATGGCATAAATGAA